TGCGGCGTACTCGGATCGTGATCGCACGGCGTCATCGGAATCCAGCGAAAGCCGTTAAACGTTTGCGGCTGGAATACGAGTGCGTCTTTCAGCGTAATGATCACATCAGCTTGCCACGCCTTCGCCGCCTTGCCGATCACATCATTCGAGAATGCGTCAGCGCCCCCAGGGAATACCGGAATGCCATTCCATTCTTGCATTCCGCCGTGTAGCCCGAATGTGGCGATCAGTGCCAGGTCGCAATGCTCTTTCAATCGCACGCACGTAAGCGCCGTTTCAACTGAATAGCCACTTGTCGCCCATGGCGCGTCTGACGCCCAAAGTACCCTGAGCTTTGTCATATGAATGGATACCCCATCATAGCAGGATTAATCGTTTCGCCCCGCTCGCCGATCATCTCGCGTGCGTCGTGCTGTGCGGCCTTCTGCTCGGCTTCGTGCCACGCTTGCGGCTCACTATAGCCATAGCCTATCACGAGCCGTCCTGCGGGCTTGCGCCCGCGTACGGCGTGCGGCCAAACGTTGCCTTGCGGGTCAGTTGCGCCTTCGGGGTCGCACGGCTCTAGCATCCAGGGTAGCGGCTGTGTCATCGCTTTTCCTCCAATCGCCGCGCGGCATATTCCAGCACCGCCGCGCGCATCAGGTCGCTCATCGTCTGATGACACTCGGCTGCCGCACGCTGGATTGTGCCACGCTGATCAGGCGTGGCGCGAAAGTTGAGCAGGCTTGTTGTGATCGTTCCTGGCATAATCCGTCCTGGCAATAGGAAAGGCGGGCAACAAGAAAAGCGCCGTAACGCTCTGTTCGCTGCCCGCCGAGAAGCCCCGAGGGGTGAGTATGTATTGACGAATAGGGTTGCAACTCAATACCGGCGTGCGGTCGCTATCCCCATTCACGCGTTTCAGTGCTCTCCACGAGCCGAATGATTAGGAAGACACTATCCCCGCCGAGTTGACCGATAGGCCACAATGTTTCAGTGCTCTCCACGAGCCGAATATGGTTGCACCCCTATTCGCCTGTCTTACATAGTACCATACTTGTCAAGCGTGCTATACTGATTGTAAGACAGGGAGGGGATATGAGTAAAGAGCTGGATATCGCCGTTGCGCGCGCACTCGGCTTTCGCGTGGTCAAAGACGCTGCGAACGTGCGCGGCTGTCAGATTGGCACAGCAGGCAAGAACGGCTTTGACTTGCCGTACTACTCGGACGATGCGCGACAAACGGGATTGTTGCTGAAAGAGGTAGAGCGGCGCGGATTGCAAGATGCGTATGCCGACACGATGCTTGATATGACAGGTGTAATCACTGGCACTGACCAGTATGACTTCTGGCGCTTACTTTGCGCCACGCCTGATCAGCATTGCCGCGCGTTCATTGCCGTTTGTACGCCTGCCGGAAAAGAGGCAAAAGAATAGGCGAGTGCGTCCCGTCACTCGCCTATTGCCCACAACGCCGAAGCGTCCCTCATCGATAGTATAGCACGCTTGTCAAACGATGCCACCGCTCCGGCTCCGATACAGCTCTAGCTTACTCCGCACATAATCAGGCATGTTTTTGGGATACATCACCTCCCCAGCGGCATTCACGCCAGCGGTATCAAGAGGGCCGACATCCTTAATCCTGAAGTAGTACGCTGCCAGTTCTACCGCCGCGCGGCTTATGGCCGCTGGCGGGACGGTGCTAAAACCGAATGTGCCGGACACGATCACATCACTATCCGTATTCCAAACGTAGACATAGGCCGAATGCAACCTGAGCAATCGATATGGCGGGCCGGCGTTGCGCGGCTCTAGCCATACCGATCCGACGGGTATGTTCTGACTATCCCCATTCGTCAGGCTCACGAGCGTGTGTATGTCATTTTCGAGATAGAGCGCCTGATTTTTGACAAAGCGTTGACTAAATCTGTTCACATAAATAGTGCCGGCTGTACCTGCGAACTGCCGTCGCGTGTAGTCGTTAATGGCGCTCTCGGCTTCGTCAAGGCTATCTTGCAACAGTCCATCATTGTATGTGCCCAGCACGCCCGATGGGGATAAATAATCGATGAGCGCTGGTAGGCTTGCATATCTACTCATGTAGTATTCACCTGTCGCACAAAGTAGCGGCCTTGCTGCGCGGCAATAGCCGCGCCGTCGCCTACCCATCGCACATTCCAGTATCCCGCTTCTGTTGCCGTGCCATTAAACGTGTATGTGCCTGCCGCTGGACGAACGACACTGCCGCTGGCATAGGTGTATGTGCCGATTGTACCACTCGGCTTTTCGAGATAGAGCGTGATCGTGGTCGGATCGATCAGCGTGCCGCCCGCGTTTGTAAACGTACAGACGATGTACGGAATATCGCCCACGTCGCATGAAAAGGCCATTATTGTACCGATCCTTCTGCGTCATTCGGCAGACTGAGCGAAAGCGCGCCATCATTGTTCAGCGCGAACGAGATCGTTGCATAGGCGCGGATTGGCGGTGCTGGCGGGATAAAGATGCCCGCGCTTGTCCAGAGAAGCAACATTAGCGCACCAAATTATTTGCGATAACCGATCCCCGCGTATCGCCAAAAAACGGCTGGTAGGTGCCAGGGTTGTCGATGTAGTTTCCTGTTACGATGGACGGCGCGTTGATCTGAATCGTGCCGCCGCCATTCGCCGCCACGCTTCCGGTTAGGCGATTATTGGACACAATCGAGCTGGAAGCCGTTGTGCTAATCCCAATCGTTTGCGCGCCCGTTTTCAGCACATCCTCGAACGTGTTGCCGTCGATCAGGGCCGGCACATCAGACACGACGCCTGCCGCGAAGCGCCCGCCCGTATTGCGAAACAGGTTGCCCGTTATGGTCACATTCCTGGTCAATGGCTTCCCATTGGGAAATGCGGGATTACTCGTATTGTTCAGCCCTGAGACAATCATGTGCTGGAATCCAGGATCAATACTCACATTATTGACATAGCGATCCCCGCTTGCATCAAGATTAGGAATTTTCTTCCATGCATGGAAGCTGTACCCGCTCGCATTCTCCACAAGGTTGCCGTCGTACAGGTTGTAGCCGCCCTGAGCGTAGAAACCGTGTTGGAGTGGGGTTGTCCCTACTCTGGCAATATGGTTATGCAGCAGTTTATTTTCATTCGACGCCACACCAATCCCTGTGCTTGGCGAGTCATGCACGTAGCAATCGCGCACGGTATTGCCCTGCCGCCCGCCATTCTGATCCCACGGCTGATACATGCCGATGCCAAACCCGTTACCGCCATTGCCGGTGTAGCCGCCCACGATCTCCACACGCTGGATCATCGTTTGGAGTGCGCCCAAATTTGCCAGGATACCGCCAACTTCGTAGCCGGTGCGATAGCCCGCGCCGATCTGGATCGTCAGATCATGCACATACGTATTTGCCGCATGTACATCGATCAGATACAGGTTATTCGTAAGCGTGATACCCTGCGTCTGGATAATGGTCTTCCCCTGGCCTGCGCCCCTGATCTCTACGTTCGGCATGATTACACTCAGCCAATCGCCGCCTGTAGGCGCGATGGTGAACGTGCCGGCGCTTATCTCCAGGCAGTGTGATCCAGCCTGCGCCGTGGTGAGATCAGCGGGAATGTTCGTGCCATCAGAAAAGACGCACGCCCCTGCGGGCTGCGGCGGTGGGAGAATTAAAATCGTTAGGATGACGGCCAGTATGGTGATGAGTTTGTATAATTTGTACACTAGGTTCCTATAAACGGGTATGTAATCCCGCTCCCTCCATTATACATCGATGTGATCTCTGCCGCTGTGAGCAGTCGTTTCCATATCCCAAACTCATCAATGCGCCCATTCCATCCCACATTAAACGCAGATGATTTAGCGCTGCCGATGGCGAATCCTTCTACACCGACCGCAGGAAATGCGCCTGCCGTGGCAGCGGTATTCATTGTGCCATCGTTGACGCTTATTTTTATAAGATCGTTCGCCGCGTCATGCTGACACACAACAAAATACCAAGTGCTGATGCTCGGTGCGCCGAAGTTATCAGCACTGACTACTTTTGCAAAGTTTGCGATGTAAAAC